TCATTAGCTGTTTTCCCCGCTTTGGGCGTGGCTGCCATTGTTTCATTGTCGCTATTTGTGGCTGAGTTGAGTTGCACAATGCCTTGTTGAGTAAGACTGGCTTTGTCGATTTGGTGGGTATGACCTGTTTCGTCAAAACCATTGTCACTCGTTGCAGTAATGGTTTTGGGTTGTGCTTTTAAACCTAATAGTGAGAGTGCTTTTTTCAACCAAGCAGTACGATTCGCCAATTGTTTTGCAGGACGATTGGTAATTCCTTCTGCACCACCTAAAACAGGGTCGTTTTCTTCAATTTGATAAATCCCATCTTCCCACTTTTCTTGTTCTTTTAAATTCGCCATAAATATCCTTTAAACCTGCTTTAAAGTTAGTTTGAACCGTAATTGTAGCGTCCGTTATAAGTGATTTTATTGTTATAACGGATAGCTACTGCCTTATAATCCAGTACAGCTAATGTGCAGCGTGCTGGGGTAAAATTTCTTAAAATCTTACGTAATCGTAGCCCTTGTTCATTGGTAATGGGACGATTTAAGCGAATTGCGTAATATGCCCATCTTTCACTCAAAGGAATGGCTTGTACTAATTTGTGTTCGTAAGTCCGTGCTTTTAATCCTTCATCAAGCTCCACTTCACCAAAACCTAAGCGACGTAACACTTCTCTAATTGCCCACGGAGTGCCTTTGTGTCGATGTAATTCAATTGCCGCTTTAATCAGCCCACGTTTTGAGCTATCATTTTCGGCTAAGAACTCGCCATCGTAGCCTGTCACACTCCATTTCTCGGTAAGTAAAGGGATAAAAGTATCATCTAGTAAATCGACCAGCGTAGTCATCACTTTGCTGGTATCTAATTGAGAGAGTGGGATACTTAAATCCGCCAGTGCTTTATACTTCACTTCTTGTTCAATAATGTCTGCATACGTCAATTTAGCCATTTACTCGCTCCGCATTGACTTCCACGCTAATCGCAGTGCAGTTTGCCCATTCGGTTTCATTGATAATCAGCTTGGCAGGTGAAGTAAGATTTATGTCATATACGCCTTCTACGCGTAATGCACTAATAATGGCAGAAGGCACAACGTCCATTCCTAGTCGTTTGGTTTTCTCTGCAAGATAATTTTGCAAGGCTGTACGGGCTTGCGTTTTCACAATATCTTCACGATAACCGTCAAGCAATGTTAACGTCGCATTGATTTGATAATTCCGTTGCGTTGGTGCGATAACTTCCACGCTATCGCATAAAGGACGACGCTGTTCAGGGCTAATATATTGTTTAATATCATTGAGCAAACGTGCATCGGGTAAACCTGTTTTGGTCAGTACTGCGATTCGCACTAAACCACCGCGAGGGTTAGATACATTGACATCGGCAATATCTTGTGAGACCGCACGCGTGTGATAATCGTAAGCCGCAATGGAACCGCACGTAGTAAAGGCTTCGGGAGCACTCAAAATACGTTTACGGTAAGATTCGTCATCTTCACGTGCTAATCCACCGCTTGAGACATCAATATTGCTTACGTTTAATGTTGCTTGTGTATTCAGCGGACTTTTTAATACGTTAATTCGTCCTAATTCCCAACCGTTTCCTTGCTCGCCTGTTTGGTTACATTCAGCTTCAATTTCGACATAAGCAATAAGTGGTGTGATCACATCATCATTCATTGTGATAAATTCGATATTATCGGTCGCTGCAACACGAGTCCCTTTGGGAATAAAAATAGAGCCATGTTCACCTTGCACGCTAAAACGTAGAATCGTGCGAGCAGGTTTATCTAATAAACGATAACAGCCAAAAGTCTCACCACATAAATCTAATGCTAAACCCGTCGCAAATTGAGGAAAAGTTTGACGGAATGCTTCGTTAATGCCTTGACGAGCAAGGCTTTCACGAAAGGCGTACACGTGAATCAGTAATCGCTCAATGTGTGCAGGTTGCAACACTTTTCCCGTGCGACGTTCATAATTGGCAATCGTCTCGCGTAAAATGCGATCAACATTGTCATCAACGGCTTTAATTTCATTACGATTCATTGTTGCACCTCAGTCACATAAATCTCCCGATACACCTCATCCACTAACGCCCAATAAATCGTCAGTTCAAAATGCGGAGCCTGTCCGTCAATGGCGATATGATCAACCTCAATGCGAGGCTCCCATTTTTGAAGGGCAAGCGTGATTTCACGCACCATATTGGGCAGTGCGATGTCTTCTGGGTAGTCAATGTAGCGAAAGTGGTCGGAGCCAAATTCGGGGCGAAGCACATCAGTGCCTTTTAGTGTGTTGAGAATGTTGGCAATGCACTGATGAATATCATCAATGCCTTGCACCGCTTGTTTTTCCGTGGGGGCTAATTGCCAGTGGGTTGAGAGTATCGTATTTGTATTCATAGCCTTGATGATACAAGGCTATATGAAGGTGGGCTTTTAAACTGATTTAAAGAATTAGGCTTGAGATGGGCTGGTTGGATTGCCGTCGCCTTGTTCAAGGTGGTGATGATTTTTAAGGGAAATGCCGTCAGCAATCACATCGCCACCGTTTACGTTCACATTACCATTGTTCACTTCCACTTCGCAATCATTGACGATAACTTTGCCGCTGGTATGAATGGTTAAATGGCCCGATTTGCGGTCGTGTTGAATGGTTGTGCCGTTTTTAAATTTCTTGAGCCAGATTTCGCCATTTTGTACGGGCGTGGGGTCTTGCTCATTATAAATCGTGCCCAGCACACAGCCGCTCTCGCCACGGCTATCTAATAAAATTGCTACCAGTTCGCCCACATCGGGCAAGCAGTAAAACTGGTTGCCGCCTGCGTTGGGTGTTAAGAATGAAAGCCACGCCGTTTCTAAATCTTCAAGGGCAGGGATTTTACACCGCACTTTGTGACTTTTCGGGTCGATTGCCGACACAATGCCTTCTTGATAAGTCGCTCCAAAATTATGTGTTTGCATTCGTTATCTCCATACCTAGCGTTAATAAATCATCAGGGATAAATTCCAACATTCTCACTTCGATATTGGTGATGTAACCTTGCGTGCGTGAAATACTGTGGCGTGATTGCTTGATTAAGTATTTGCCTGAAAACACGCCTAAATTTTTAAGTAAAATGGTCGAGCCTGCCACCAGTTTCGGATTGCCAATCAGGGTAATATCGCCAGCACTTTGGTCTTCGTTTTGCTCGCTTAATGCCGCATCGCCTCTGGCATCAATCTGTTCTTGGCTTTCACCTCGGGTAGTAATTTTGAGCGTATCGCCACTTGCTGCCTGTGCTTGTTTCATCTTTGGGCGAAGTGCGCTGGCTTTTTTGCTTTTTTTTACCACTTTTTTACCGCTTGTATCAAAGCCCTTGATTTCCACCTGCTTTGCCGTGTCTTTAATGCGATCACGCAAGCGAATGCTGATACACTGGGTTTCGTCCAACACTGCTGCAGGCTCGGTTTGCCCGAGTTCGTCTTTATCGGTAAATACCAACTGATTGCCCACAATCTTGAAACTGTGATGATATTCACGAGCAAGGCGTGCCAAAAATTCCACGTCGCGTTCTTGATATTGGGTAATTCGTTGAATGGGAATTTGGCGAATTTTGCCCACCACTTTTAGCTTTAACCGCTCAGCCACCATTGCCACCACTTGTGCTAGCGTGGTGTTCTCGTAGGCTTTTGGCTTGAGTGTGCGGTTAGATTTACTCACACCAGTCGATAACGCCCGCAAAGTGATGCTAGACGGTCGATAGCTATATTCCACCTCATCAATCTCAAACGCCCCAATTTCAACCAATGGTTCGCCCTGATAGCCAATCGCCGCTTTTAGCTTATCGCCTTGTGTCGGAAACCACTGGCGAATCCACTTGCCGTTGATGTCTTCAAACTGCACGGAGAGTTCGTCTGATTGCCCTTCGAGATAGTCGGTGTAGGTCAGCTCAATCAAGGACGGCTCAACCTCCGCTGTGATATTGGTTTTCTCATAAAAGAGCGTGAAATCAGGTTTTTGCACGTTACTCATCGGCATTTCCTCGCAACCAAGGCGGCAGATTTTCGTTTTGGGTTGGTTTCACGTTCAGCACAGGGATAAACACCGTCGCTCCTGTGGGTAACACTTCGCAAAAACTCAACTGCGGATTAGCAGAAATCAAGCGACCATATTCCAACGCATCGCCATAGTAATAATAGGCAAGGTTATCCCAACGTTCGCCTTGTTTGACGATGTGTTTAAGGACGGTTTGTGTCATCGTTTACCTCCGTTTCGGCTGGATTTTCTTCATCGGTTCGCAGTACAATCCAAGCGGTCATTTTTGCCACAGGATTTGCCAAATTGTCTAACCGTTCATTGATATTGCTCAGACTCTCATCGGCAGGTTTAAACCAATCGTCCCAGCCGCTTGATTCGGCTTTACTGAAACTCTGTTTCATTATTTGCAAATCGTCATACACCGCCGACACATCACGGCTAAATTCGCTGACCACAGGCAAGAAATCTCGCACGCCAGCCAATGCTGACTGCATTCCCACCACGTCGCCAAAACTCCCCAAGGCGTTATTTAAATTCGCCAGCGTGCTCGGCAAGTATGCCAACGCTGATGCAGGATCGCTTGCCAGTTGGCGAACCACGGCAACGGTATTGCGGACTTCGTCCACCGCTCGTTTGCCTTGCTGATAAACCTCCACCGCATGGCTGACGGCACGTTTTGCAGTAGAAAGCGTATTGACTAAGCCTTGCGGCAAAATCGAACCGAGCAAGGATTTTCCACCCACATTTAACGCCGCACCCAGTAGGCTGTTTTGTCCATTTCCGACAAATTCTCGCAAGCTGATATTCATCTCGCGAGCCAACGCATTGCCTTTGGCATCAGTGAAAAGGGTGGTCGATGAAATATCGGCGATCACATAATTGCCTTTATATTTGCCGGTTCCCCAAATCAACGCCAAGGCTTCCTGCTTAGCTTTTGCTGCAAGCAAGGCTTGATAGCGACTTTCCACACCACCGATTTTGTGATGCAGACGAATGGCAAGGGAAAACTCGGTAAGTTTTTCGCCCATTGCCTGCAAACGTGGCTTGCCTTTGAGTACTGCGTGTTCAGCAAAATCTGCAGAATGGGTTTCGGAAAAATCGGTCAGATTGACAGGCTCAAAGGCGATATTGCCTAACATGAAATACATTAGTATGCTCTCCGTTGTCGTTGGTCTAACATCCGATTGAGCAAGCGTTCAAACTCCACAAGGCTCATATTTAGCCCTTGTTGCACTTGCTCCATCACGCCTTGTGTTTGATTGCCTCCCACGTGGATGGTCGGGTTAAAATTCACCACAATGCCGTTGTGCTGGTTGGTTTCGTTATTTGTCACCGCGTTTCGGTTTAAAGGCTGATAATCGTGAAAGATTGACGGATTTTGACCGCTTGAGTTTGGATTAAAATCAGGCGTGCGGTAATCCGCAGGCTGATTGATACCCAAAAGATTCCCCACAAAATTCGCCCCAAACTTAATATCGTCCCACAGCGAACCGAAAAAGCCTTTTTTCTCGTTTAACATCGGTTTAAAGGCGGTTTCAAGGCCGTTTAAAACAGGCTCGAATTTAACCGCACTTGAGAGATTTTTACTGGCTTGTGCGGCAAGTGGTTCAGACTTATCCATACCGATTGCCAAACCTTCCACGATGTTCTGCCCATACCCTTTAAACACACGGCTTGGGCTATGAATTTCCATTTCACCTGTGAACCAGCCTTTGATAGATTTACCTAAACTGATAACCCATTCTTTCGCTCCGTCCCACGCATTGCGAATACCATTGACTAAACCGCTGATAAGGTTCGAGCCGAATTCAGTAAACTTCGCAGGTAAATCAATCCCAAACCAAGAAAGTACGCTAGAAAAGGCTTGGTAGAATAAACCGAGTGGCGACCAGTTGAGAATGGTGGCGGTGATGTTGCCGATGCCTGAGTTGAAGAAAGTGGTGATGTTATTCCAAAGTTGCCCAAAGTAATCCAACACACCAGCCCACGCACTTGAAACCCATTCAGTTGCACCAGTCCAAATACCTTGCACCCAGTTGCAGAAGTTTTGGAAATAACCCGTGACTTTCGTCCATAGGTTAGAAAACCAAGCTGAAATGGGTTCCCAGTTGTCATAGATGAGATAGGCGGCAACGGCGATGGCGGTAATGGTTAAGCCGATAGGGTTGGTAAGCAAAGCTCTGCCCATCATCAGAATGCTTTTGCCAAAAGTGATTGCCATATCTAATACTTTTACGCCCAAAATTGACAACAACGTGATAAGTTGTCGTCCCCATCCCCAAACGGTGCGAATAAAGCCGATGGTTTTCAATATCGGTTTACTCATTACTACCCAGCCCATACTGACACTACCAATAATTGCAGTTAAAGCGGAGAAACCAGTAAAAATACCTGCGACTGCACCTCCTAAATAGAGAAACGTATCAGCAAGCCAGCTATTTTGCGTAATTAAATCTGTTACCCAATGCACTATTCCACCAAGTTTGCCTGCAACATTGTTGATCACAGGAAGCAATTTTGTACCTAATGCTGTCCAAAATTCAGAAACGCTATTTTTTAACAGCTTCAACCCATTTTCTGTTGTCGCAGCTCGTGCTGAGAACTCTTTTTCCATTGAGCCAAGATAACTAGCCTTGCCATTTGCATCTGTATCTTGCAGTGTTTTTAGACTTTTTTCTAAAACTTCCACATTACCTGCAAGTACAGCTACATCATCAGCATATTCCAAGCCGAATAAATCAACTAATGCCCCCATTTGTTTTTCTTTCGGCAGTTTTTGGATCTGTTTTAAGAAGTTGGTTAAAGCTCCTTGAGCATCTTGCCCAATGGCTTTTTTAAGGTCTTTGGCATTCAGCCCCATTGATTTCAAGGCAGCTTGGAATGTCTTGCCTCCTTTATCCGCTGTCATTAATTTTGTGAGCATACCATTGATTGCCGTACCTGCTACTTCAGGGGCTTTACCTAATGAAATAAAGCTATTCGATAAGGCTGCCGCAGCATTTTCGGTTAAGCCGAATTGTTTTGCCACACCACCAATTCGCCCAAGCGTACTGACAATGTCACTGGCTTTTGCAGGGCTTGAGTTAGAGAGTTCATTGATTGCATCGCCTAAATTACCAATGTCTTTAATCGGGATTTTGTACACGTTGGCGAGTTTAGCCATTGCATCACTGCTATCTTCAGCTGACATATCAAAGGCAACAGCCATTTTTGCGATGGTTGTAGTGAAATCTTTGAGATCTTCTTCAGCCACACCAAGCTGACCACCTGAAGCGGTAATAGCGGCAAGCTCCTCAGCGGTCATTGGTAAAGTGCGAGTAAGATTAAGAATATCTTTGGATAGATTGGCGAAGCCTTCAGGTGTTTTGAAATCGACAACTTTCTTTACATCAGCCATTGCACTTTCAAACTTAATAGCAGGCTCAGCAATACTCGTTACAATGCCACTTGTGGCTTTAATGCTTGAAATCGTACCTGTTAAACCTAATGCAGTAGTTGCACCTAAGCTTTTTAATTTTGCAGTTGTTGTGAGTGTATTATCTCTTAATGTATGTATCGTGCTTTGCAAGCGTTTAATGCCAGCCATTGCACCGCCTACGCTTGCACCAATCATCAATGCTATTGAAAGATTACTTGCCATCGTTTATAGTATCCTTGTTTATTTTAGGGAGGTAAGGTTATGCAAAAACAAGACATCGGTATTTTAGAAACCTTATTTTGGTTTTGTTATTCGCTGTTTCTGCTTGGGGTGTTTGGTGTTTTAATTTACGCCTTTTGGCAAAGTGGTTTTTTTACTTCTTGGCTAAGTAGCTTAGGCTATATTGCGTTGGCGTTCTTTATCACAGTAATTATTAACGCTTTACTGATTATGGTTTACTTTGTATTTTCTTTTTTCTCTCGCTTATTTGATACAGTAGTCGATTTTACTTTCCCCTCTAACAACAAAGCCGCTTAAATAGCGGCTTTCGTGTAATTGGCTTTTATCTGCCGTTGGGCTTGAATGAGCCACCGTTCAATTTCCTCAAGCGTCATTTCTTCCAGTTCTGAATGCGAAAATCCAAACCAAAACGCCAAATCAGCTAACGCCACATCAAGGGCGGTTATTTCGACTTTCCCTTTTGCATATCTTGTAAGGCTTGCTGTACTTTTTGATAATCAGCCATATCCAATTCGCCAATATCTTCCATTACTAAGCCAGCTAATTGAGCTAAAAGGAAAAACTCTTGTTCTACTTCTGTCTTTTGACTTTGGGCTGCACGCAAATCTTTTGCTTTTGGACGGCGAAGAGTAAGCTCGGTCAAGGTGTTACCTTGTCCATCTTGAATCGGGAAATCGAGGGCGACAATAACGTCAGACATAAAAAACTCCTTTGTGAGATTGTTTAACTTTCACAAAGGAGTTTACTTAAATGGGCTTTAAAGGTCGTTTAAACTGCTTTAAAGAAATTACTGCCCAATATTGGTGCGGTATTTTTGCAATACATCTTGACCGTTTACGCGGTAGATGTTGGCAAGCACGTCCACAAAGAGGACTTCTTTACCTGCAAGGGTTTGCTTGATGGAATAAATTTGGAAAGTATCGGAATGTTCCGTCGCTTCTTTATTTTTCAAGCTCCCACCTGTGGTTTTGTTAAATGCCACGTTCATAATGGTCACTAACGCTTCTTCCGCCGCAAGCCCACGGGAGTCAAACACCTGCACGTTTGAGCGGGTCATCAACTGCACATTTTTGTATGGGTTGTAGGCTTTGGCTCGCACTTCAGGATAGAAACTATCCCAAATCACTTCGCCCTCCATCGCATTTAAACCTGCAGGCAATTTTACCGTGCCGTGTAACCCCAAACCTTTATGTTCAATAAATTCAAACTCAAGGTCGGGCAATTTAAACTCTTTGGCTTTCCCTAAAAGGGAGTTGCCGTCCATATAGGTATTGGCGTTCACAATTTGGTGAATCACTGTACTCATTGTTTTCTCCTTCTAGCGTTGTGACACCAAGTTCACAAGGTATTTACGGGTCATCACCGATTTATTGCCAATCAATTCCGCTGGCAATTTGGGCGTGTAGTCATAGACTAACGGCACGTGACCTTTACTAAATTCATCGACTAAGTCAGTGTCGTAGTCAAGGCTGACGCTATAACCTACGATTGACGGCAAGGCTCGCAAATAGGTATCTACCGTTTCCAATAGGCTGTCAATCAACGCATCATCAATCGGGCGGTCGATAAATTGCAACTCGGTGCGGCGAATACTTTCATCAATCAAATCTCCTGTGCGTAACGCTGTTTCAAAATTGATAATGTGCGTCACGGTTGGATAGTTTGACGAACGGTTACCCCATAAGCGGAAACCTGTACCGAAGCTGTTAAAAATTGTGGTAATACCTACTGCGTTAAGCAGGTTGGTTTCC